GTGACCGTAGATGCCCCGATGAAAACCGAGCTGCCGTCACCTCGGCTTCGTCGTCTCCTGACTCTCGCCGAAACCGCTGACGCACTCCGGAAGAACGAGTCACAACTGCGCTGGATGATCCAGCAGAAGACAGCGCCGCCGCACGCCAAAGTTGGCGGCCGGATCTACTTCGATGCCGACCTGCTCGCGGCCTGGCTTGACGAGCAATTCGAGGCGTCAGCATGAGCGAAGTCACCATCCGCCGTCACGACGACGAGCTTGTCGTGTCCTCGGAGACCATCGCTGACGGATCAGGCGTTCAGCACAAGAACGTGCTCGAGCTCATCAGCTCGAACCTCGCCGACTTCGAGGAGTTCGGACGGGTCGCGTTCGAGACGCGACCCTTCGAGACCTCTGGCGGCGTCCAATCCCGCCGCGTGGCACTCCTCAACGAGCAGCAGGCGACCTTGTTGATGACCTTCCAGCGAAACACACAGCAGGTGCGTCAATTCAAGAAGTCTCTCGTACGAGCGTTCTTCGAGATGGCGCGCCAGAGGACGACGCCGGCGCTGCCGCGGTCCCTGCCCGACGCGTTGCGCGCGTACGCGGCCGAAGTGGAGCAGCGGGAGGCGCTCGAAGCCAAGGCCGCGGCGGATGCCCCGAAGGTTCTCTTCGCAGACTCGGTGTCCACCTCAGCGACGGCGATCCTCGTCGGTGACCTCGCGAAGATCCTCAAGGGCAACGGTGTCGACGTCGGCGCGAACCGGCTGTTCGAGATGCTGCGGAACGACGGCTACCTGATCCGCCGCAAGGGCACCGACTGGAACATGCCGACGCAGCGCTCCATGGAACTCGGCCTGTTCAAGGTCAAGGAGACCGCGGTCACGCACTCCGACGGCCACGTGACGGTCAACAAGACTCCGAAGGTGACCGGCAAGGGCCAGGCGTACTTCGTGAACCGGTACTCGGCACTTCGGGCGGTGGCCTGATGGATCACACCACCGACGACCAGCTGGGCCCGGTCATCCGCCGAGTGCGCGAGTCCCACCAACTGAACGTTCAGGAGATCGCCGCTCGAGCGGGCATCAGCACCCGGATCCTCATGCAGGTGGAGGCCGGTGAGGTCGCTCCGACCGATAGCTGGATCCGCCGGGTGACGTTCGCGATCGCGAGCCTCATGCCCGCCCCTTCGCCCGTCTGCGAGATCGCGGGATGCGACGGAACCCACCAAGACCTGCGCCAGATCATCGGCGCCAAGAAGAAAGCCCCTGGGAATCAGAGCGCCAACTCTGCCAGGGGCGAGATCGCAACCAACCGCCAGGAAGGCACGAACATGTCTACGTCCAACACAATACAGCCCACACCCGAAGACGCGCGACCCCCGAAGGGGTGCGCCACGCTGGGCTGCGACAGTTCCGGCATGCACGAGCAGAACGAGCCGCTCTGGCACCACGCCATGTCCTCCAATGGCGATGGCTGGAACATCTCCGTCGACCGCTTCGAGGGTCAGGAGAACAGGTGGGCCGTCTATGTCGTCGTGGGGGACGACCAGCCCCTCAGCCCAGACGGCTTCGCGGCGCTGTCGCAGGCGTACGAGACGGCGAGCGCTCACGCCTCGCAGCTGAACCGTCACCCCGCGGCGGTGACTCGATGAGCGCGTGGCAGCCGGCACTAGCCGAACGGCGCCGCTTCGCCAGCTACTCAGTCGAGTTCCGCGAGGCAGAGACGCACGGGGTGCGGATCACCGACGTGGACGGACAAGTGGGCCGAGCCGTCACTCTGTACTACCGGATCCCGTCGATGAAGAAGTTCGTCGTCTACTACTACGCCGGCACCAGCGCACGGGAACGGCGACTGATCACCGCGCTGGGTCGTGAGCTGCCGACCGGTGGGTGGGCGCGTCACGCTGATCGGTGGCGACGTCGCCGCATCGCTGGCCGCACTCTCTTCGTGCAGGAGATCGCGCTCCTCGCCGAGGATCCCTTCGCGCAGCTCGAGCTCGAGCTGATGATCGACGCACGCAGCGAGGTGACGGCATGAAGCGCGGCACCATCGTTGCTATCAACGAAGACCCCGCCTGGTCGGAGAACTCGGAGTGGGGGCCGGACCCCGTCGCCTACCACTGGGGCGAGGTTCTCGAGTTCGACTTGCCGGGTGTTGCCGGCCGGGTGGAGGGCAACCCCGCTGTCTGCGTTGAGCGCTTCGACCAAGTAACTGCCGACGAGCAGCACATGGTGGTCGGCGACTACATGTTCACGCTCGACTTCGAACAGGCCTTCACGATGCTGACGAGTCCAGACGACCTCGACAGATTTGCCAACGCCTTCCAGGAGGCCGCGAACAAGCTGCGGTCGTTCATGGCGGTGGAGGGCATCACCGAACTCGTGACGAAGCGACCATGAGCATCAGCATGCAAGTGTTCCGCTCGACTTTGGCCCCCGGTGAGGTCATCGTCCGTCTCTGCGACCGCGGCAGGGGACTCGAAACACCGCTCGACGATGCCGTGAACCTCGCCCTGGACATCCTCGAGAACGCCTACAAGATACGCGGCGGAGAGCGTGTCCCGGTCGTGGTCGACGGCACCGACCGCGTGACCGCGTCACCGCGATATCGGCCGGTCGCTCGCGCCTACTCCGTCGTAGAGCCCAGGTTCCGAGAAGTCAGCGTCCACCTGGGTCGACTCCGAGAGCTTGGCAAGACCGAGTCCTACCGGAACGACAACGACGTGCTCATGCCCGTTGACGTCGCCCGGGTCGTCGGACACCAGCTCACAACCGCCGCCCGAGAGTCAGCGGCTGGCATCTACGAGCGCACACCCGCACGCTCACCGTTCACACAGACCCCAGTCTCGACCCGAATCGAGGACCACCGATGACCGTCTCCATCTACATCCCATCGACACTGTCCGCCGGCGCTCGCCAGGCGCTCACCGACACGCTCAGCAGCACGACCGAGGTCGCAACGCTCGTCGATACCGAGCAGGGCCCGTGGACAACCGCCGACGCAGAAGCCATCGCCGTGGAGCTCGAACAGGCTGGCTACGGCGTGCAAAGTCGCACGGGCACGTTCGCGTGGACGATCGAGCCGTACAGCCCGCCGACCCTGGGCACGGACTTCCTCGACGACATCGCGCCGGCACTGGCAATCGTCCAGCAGATCATGACGGACACGAATGCCGTCCGCACTCCCGATAACCCCGGTGTCGCCGCGAACACGGCAGGCATCGGCACGTACGGACTCCTCATCGGCGTGCTCAACGTCCTGCAGCTCGCCGACCACGACCTGCGAGGCGAACTGAAAGCGCGGCCCGCAGCCGTCATGTTCCCCGTTGTTGCACAGTTGCTCGCTCGACACATTCGCCGAGAGGCGGGACAGCTGTGACCGGTGTGCCCGCATCAGAAGTCACCGCGCACGACTTCGTCATGGTGCGCGCTGCGCTCGTCCAGCGGCTCGGATCCGCCAACAACGCGCTGGTCTGGACCCGGATCCACTTCCGCTGCTCCGACGGTGCGCAGCGGCACGTCGACGACAGCGGGGTTGCTTGGTGGCGTGCCTCGAACGAGCAGATCGGCGAAGAGGTAGGACTCACTCCGGACCAGGTCTACAAGGCGACCAGCGCGATGCGGAAGGCGGGCTTCATCGAGTCCACCGAGCACCGGCTCGGCGGCAACTACGACCGCACGCAGTCCTGGCGCACCGTGGTCGAGGGCGACGAACTCGACATCGTCGATCGACGGAATCGAGTCCGTCAAACGACGATCATGAGTCCGTCAAACGACGATCAGGACGCCGTCGATCGACGGAATCTTCCTCTTAATCAAGACACTCTCTCTACGTCGGACGTCGCAGGAGCGACGATCCGTGACGACGTCAAGGAGATCCTCGACTACCTCGATGCAGCGATCGAGCGGAACGAGGCGAAGAAGCCGTCCCGGACGAAGAAGAACATCGACGCAGCCCGCCGGCTGCTCGACAACGACGATCGCACCGTCGAGCAAGTCAAGAAGGCCATCGACTGGGCCACGACCGACGCGTTCTGGCGCTCCAACATCCTGTCGATGGCGAAGCTCCGGGAGAAGTACGACCAGCTGCGGCTCAGCGCACAACGAACCGAGCAGCCGCAACAGAACCGCCAGCCCGCCTACGCGGGCCGAGAGGAATACCGGGCACCCGAATGATCGACAACGACATCCCCTACGCGGAGCTCGCGGTCATCGGAGCAGTTATGCACACCGATGGCAAGGCGCTCGACCGCATCGCCCTCGCCGGCCGCGACTTCGAGGACGCCCGCCACGGCGCGTTCTTCGACCTGATGCGCAAACGCCACGACCGCGGCGAACCGGTCGACCACATCACCATGAGCGTGCTGCCGAAGATGGATCCCGTCTTCATCGACCGCGCGTACGAAGCGGGCTGGTCGCATGCCGTGGTGACAACTCATGCCGAGACGGTCGCAACCGCGGCGCTTCGACGCCGTCTCGCCGCCGTTGGCAGCCGCCTGCAGCAGCTTGGCGGCGCCACCGAGGCAACGGAAGCGGAACTACGAGAGCTTGCCTACGGCTTCATCGACGCGGCCATGGGGTCCTCTGTCTCCCAGGTCACGTACCTCGAGGACATCGTCGAGGAGACGGTGCAGTACATGACCGAGCAGCAGCAGTTCGTACCCACGCCCTGGCCGAAGCTCAACGAGATGATCGGTGGGCTCCGACCCGGCGCGCTGTACGTCTTCGGCGCTCGACCTGGCGTTGGCAAGACCGTGGTCGCGCAGAACCTCGCACAGACACTCGCGCAGCACGGCGGTGTCGCATTCAGTTCGCTCGAGATGGGCCGCTACGAGCTCCACCAACGGTTCATCGCCGCGAACAGCGACATCACCCTGTACCGGATGAAGAACGGCCGCGTCACCGACCGAGACGTCCAGACCATCCGGACGAACGTGAAGCGGGTGTCACCGCACGTCGCGATCGATGACCGCTCCTCGGTCGGATTGGCCGAGATCCGTCAGCACGCACGCCAGGTGCAACACGATGGCGGACTGTCCGGCATCGTCGTCGACTACCTGCAGCTGATGGAAGGCACCTCAGGCAGCCCAAGGCACGAAGTGGTCGCAGCGTTCTCCCGGGGTCTGAAGGTGCTCGCGCGAGACCTCCACGTCCCCGTCATCGCCCTGTCCCAGCTGAACCGCAACAGCGAAGCCTCGCTGTCCGGTGAACCAAAACTCTCCGACTTACGCGAGTCCGGCGCGATCGAGCAAGACGCCGATCTGGTGGTCCTTCTGCATCGAGAGCGGGACGCGCAGACGAAGCAGCTCGACAACTTCCACATCACGTTCGACGTCGCGAAGAACCGGCATGGCGAAACCGGCCACGTCACCCTCGATTGGGACGGCACCCACTCTCGCGTCACAGACCCGACCACACGCCCTATGCAAGGAGCAGCCGCATGACCGTCATTCAGCAGGCTCAGGAAGCAGCCGACGTCGACCCCACCGTTCTCCTGTCACTCGCAGCAGCTCGAGCACGGCACCGCCTCGGTGAGGCCCCTGGGCTGGTCGCCTACGTCCGGACACTCATCACCCCGGCGGGAGCTCAGCGCTCGGACGGTCTCCCCCGCCCTGCCTCGAAGGAAGCACCGGCGCCCCTCCGAGTGGACGCCGTCGACGAGTCCGACGCTGCCTACGCGCAACTGCTCAACTGGGTCGCCTACTGGTCCGAGACCCTGCACATCGCTCCCCCGGTCACAGCGACCTACGCATGGTCGAACAACCGAGAGGTGCAGGGCTTCCGCGCCGGCGTCACCCCGGAGGGCGCTGCAGTCCTGGTGCGGAACTCGACCGTGTGGCTCCTGCTGCACCAGGACAAGATCGAGCGGCACCAGCAGGCCGGCGCGTACTTCGACGACGTCGCCGCCATCGTGTGGGACCTGCGGAAGAAGTTCCCCCGCGACGGCCGTGGCCCTCGACCTGTGTTCCCCCGCCCATGCCCCGTCTGCGGGGACCCGTCAATGGGCGTCGAGTGGCGATCGGAGCGGCTGCAGGACTTCATCGTCGTGTGCTCCTACTGCGGCTTCGAAGGTGACACCGCCGCGCTTCTGAAGGAGCGGGACCTCGCCGAACTCCTGCGCGACATGCGCTCCGAAGACGTCGCGGAACCGACCACGTGGTGGACGAAGAAGCAGGCAGCCCGCGAGATGCGGATCGCCCCGCAGACCCTGAACCGGTACATCCAGCAGGACGGGCTGAAGACCCACACGGCGGATGGTGCTGTGTACGTGAACGCGGACCAGCTGCGCGAGATCTGGCGGGGCAAGCGTATGCGAGACCGGAACCCGCGGCTGCAGGAGGGAGCCTAACGATCTCGGTGGCGCCCAAGCTGGTCTTCTCAAGCGCGGGCGCCACTGCTTGCCGTACTGCACCCATTCTCGGAGCTACTGGGCCGCCTCTGCCTCCTCGTCCTTCTGGGCCTGCACAGCGGCGTCAGCCTTCTTCTCCTCGTTCGCGACAGCACCCTCAATATCAGCGAGGAGCTCGTCATAGGAGTGCTGCTTCCCCACTACGCCGGCAAGCGCTCCTGCCAAGCGGCCAGCGATCTGTACGCGCACAATCCATCCATGGCGCAAGACGCGCGACCCCTGACTGAACGACTCGATGATGGCGGAGGTGAGTGCTCGATCCTCTCCCTGAGCGACGGCATCCACCAGAATCAGGCGCGAAAGCACCGCAGCACGCACCTGCCGTTCTTCATCCGTGTTGACCATCTTTGCTGCGTCGATCAGGTTTCCGTATGCGACCAAGTCGCCTACTGCTGGCTCAACGACACGAACAAGCTGATCGCGATAGCGGTCAGCGGTGTCTCGATCCGCGCGATCCTTTGCCTCGCGAACCGACCGGCCCGCTAGAACGTGGGAACGGATCGCGATGGTGACAGTGATTCCTCCGATGACAGCTGCGGCGAGGAAGCTTAGAAGTCCCGTGCCAATGTCGCCCCACCACTCGTATGAGATCCAGGACGGGTGCCAATCAGTGGGAAACTGAGTCATACCCGGCAAGCTAGCGGCTTGTACCTGTCTGGCGACACTCCGTGAGCGAATGAGTAGCAGGGGTGTTCACCTCTGAGTTAAGATGTTCGTAACACCGCATGCCCGCCCGAGGTGGCGGGCATCGCGCATCAGAGAGCAGCCTGAAGCAGCGACCAGATGGACGCAACAGCGCCGCAGACGACGCCGGCCCCGATCCAGACGAAGTCGCCACGAAGCCCTTCCAGTTTGCGCGCGCCGTCCGCGATGTCGTCACGCCACGGAAAGTTCATGGCAAGCCCATTTTCTTCGATCTCGTCAGACAGGCGAGGCGCGAACCGTGTCCCCTCCGGGCTGTACTCGTAGACCATTGTCGCGATTCGGGTAAGGTGCCGGACCTTGCGCCTGGTTCCGCGGTAGATGCGATAGATGCCCCAGATGGGCAGCAGCGCGGACAACGCGAAGAGCAGCACTTGGATAACGAGAGGGAGGTTCACACCTCCTCTTATCGACCACGTTGGTTGAACCGTTCGCACCAAGCACGAGAGCGCGGAGTACAGCCCTGGGCCCTTACACACTCTCTCTACTGACTCGGCGCGGGTGCGAGCCCCGGCTCACCCGTCGGCTCTCCGCCTTCGTCCAGCACCCGTGTGATGGAGATGATGACGTCGGCACCAACCTCGACGACCTCCCCGACGGTTTCCACTGCGCCGCCGGCATTACTAACAAGCTCCACCGCCAGTAGCACGCCAGTGAGCAGCTTCAGCGCGCGGTTTTTCGGCTTCCCGACAACGGCCTTCTGTAGTAAATCGGCAAGTCCGCTCTGCTCGCGCCGCAGATCCGCGATTGCAGAGAGAATAGCGGCCTGGTCGTCGGCATGCACTGCTTCGACCGCGTCCTGAACTGCCGCCTTTGCGCGGTCGAGCATGTCCCGGGTCCACTGCGGGGCAGACAAAATCTCGATCAATCCGCCCCGCACCGAGAAGGTGCCCTCCATCACCGCGGAGGGCCGGTTGCACGTGGGGCAGCTCTCGGCGTTACCGGACAGTACGAGCTGTCCGATCGATCCTTCATCCCCGATGTCGAGGATTCTCGAGGGGAATGGACCGTGCACGGGGCACTTCGACAGGATTGGCACCGGCCGAGCATACCCACGCTTCGCCAGCAGTCGGTTGGTCTCGTCGACAATCGGTTAGTACCGCCCTGGGATGGGGCTGTCGGAGCCACTTCGGGTTGGCTCCGACGATGGTGGTAGTCCACCCGCGGAGCCGCACCGCGACAACAAGCAGGCACCGCCTTCGAGTGGGCGCATCCGAGACGATGCGTCCTCGCTGACTGCCCTAGGCTCTGCGCCCACTCGTTGTGCTCCCACACTTCCTCGTCACCCGCAGATCAATGATCGCCATCGCGCTGCGTCGAGTCACGAGGACCCCTTAGGCCGAGACCCCCGAGGCAACCCGCGCTGGCATGCGGAACCCGGACGGGTCGGCCGACCACGTCGGAGAGGACAGTGCGATGTTCTGGCTTGGACTCATCGTCGGTATTCTTGGCCCCTGGGCCGCGTGGGCGGTGGTTGCGTCCGTCTGGTGGCTGCTCGCCCCGACGAGACGCTGGCATACCTGCGTGCTCCAGGACTACAGCACGCCAGACCGCACGACGAATCTCGGCCGTGTTCTCGGCTGGCGCTGGCACAAGCTGATTCGTGTGCGCAACGCTGCACACCAAGCCGAGATCGCTCGCATCCGCGCGGTGCGGAATGTTGCACGAGGAGCGGACTGATGCCTGAGCCCATCAAGGAGACCGTCTTCACCGTCGCTCGTGGCGGGAAAGCGATCAGCTCGTACGTCGTCGACCGAGACGAAGCGTTCGTCGAGCTCCGACGCATCGAGAACAACATGCGGGCCGCGATGCTCGAGCCCGACGTGACCCTCGCCACGGTCGTGAAGACCACCACGTACGGCGACCCGGAACCGGTGAATGCATGAGCGAGGTCGACCGCATCGAGTCGGTCCTCATCATGCATGGCACCGTCCCAGGGCTGAAGTGCCACTGCGGCCATCAGTACCGGCCAGGCCAGTCCATCGCCCGCCACCGAGCAACAGCTGTCAGCATTGCACTCACGCTGCACGACGCGGGCGTGAAAGACGACGACCTCGTCGAGGCGACAGCTGCGTCCCTGAATCTGATGCGAGACTACCCGTGACCGCGGGTGACCTCAGCCTCGGCGAGTACCGCAGCGCGAAGCTGGACCTGCTCGCCGGCATCGAAGCTCAGCTCACCCTCATCGCCCAGAACACGGCCCACGCGGACGTGCACCTCAGCGAAGAGCAAATCGCCAACGCCTGGGAAGCACGCGGCCTCCGCATGTACGGCGACGAAGTCGTGGAAACACTTCGCGACCTCGGCATCGAAGTCGACTGACGACCTGCGCAGCAGCCGAAAGGTGGCCGATGAAGCGGGACATCGACACCTCGATCATCTGCAGAGGCGGCTGCCAACGTCAACGGGCGGAATGCAACACGGGGTGGGCGCGCGGGGTCTGTGACCGCTGCCGCAGAGCCCTGAAGGGCGATGGGCGCTACGAGGAAGTTGCGCTTCCGATCGAGCCACGGAAGAACCAGTTCGAGGCGCTCTACCCAGTGGGCACGACCCGCAAGATCGATGCCGGTTACGTGTACGTCAAGACTGACGTCGGATGGATGCCAGAACATCGGCATGTCATGGAACAGAGCCTCGGCAGGCAGCTCACGGCAGGTGAGAACGTGCACCACCGAAACGGTGTGCGAGACGACAACCGCATTGAGAATCTCGAACTGTGGTTCGTTCCGCAGCTGAGGGGTCAGCGAGTCGAAGAACTCATCGAGTACATGGCGACCCATCACCGAGATCAGATGATGGAACGGCTACTAGGTCACTGATGGCGTCCCTCGAAGACGACATCAGCAGCCACCGAGTGCGGTCCAACCGGTGGCCGGCACCACTCACCCCGCACCCCCAGACAGTGGCCGAGATCAACCAGGTCATGTCCGACGTCGTAGAGGACCGGGACTGATGCCCACCCGGCCACCCATGCGCTGCTCAGCCCTCGACTGCGACGAACTCGCCACCAACCGGGGACGGTGCGCTGAACACCAGAGGAAGCGGCGCAGCGGCGCACACCGCGTCATCCCAGGCGACGGACGCAACACCTCGAGGTGGCGAACCGAGTCCACCCAGTACCTCCGCACCAACCCACGCTGCCGAGTGTGCGACGGACCAGCAACCGTCGTCGACCACATCGTGGAGCTCGCTGACGGCGGCGCCATGTGGGACCACGCCAACTGGTCGCCGCTCTGCGCTGGGCACCACCTCTCCAAGACCAAGCAGGCCGCACGCCAACGAGCGTCCCGCCTTGCACACCAGACCCGGGCTGAGCAGTCCACGCCATCACTGGCGATGCAGATGTGGGAACGGATGCGCTGAGCGGGCGCGGCCACCTGACGGTGAGCTATCAACCAGCGCTCCCCACCCCTCACGACTGCTCAGCCCCGGACACACCGAGGAGCCTGCATGCCTACCATCCCCGTGGCGGAACGTATCGAGCGGCGGATCGAAGCCACACCATTCGGATGCTGGCAGTGGACAGGTCGCATCGACCGGTACGGCTACGGCGCCATCAAGGTCGACCGTGCACCCAGGCCCGCACACCGGGTCAGCTTCGAGGCGTTCGTCGGACCCATCGCTGAGGGCATGCAGCTCGACCACCTCTGCCGCAACCGATCGTGCGTCAACCCCGACCACCTCGAGCAAGTGGACACCAAGACCAACACGCGACGAGGAGTCAGGCCCAACAGGCTTCTCTGCCCCAACGGACACCCGCGTACCCCAGACAACCTCTACGTCGACCCAAGTGGCGCGCGGTCATGCCGAACGTGCCACCGCGGAGCTGCTGCAGCCCACCGAGCACGCCAGGGTACCCAGGGGGCGTCAACATCACCACGAATCGGCGGATAAGAGCGCCCGCCGGTAGCTACGTGTTTCGCGTCTCACTTCGACGACTAGGGGGTCTCCGATGCCTCGTGCTGCGAAGCCGGCGGCTCTGCGTCTCGTTGAGGGTCGTGGGAATGGTCGTGACAGTGGTGGTCGGAAGGTTGTGGATGCTCCGGCGTTCAAGCGGGTGCCTCCGTCGGCTCCTGAGTGGTTGTCGGATGAGGCGGTCGCTGAGTGGAACCGTGTGGTTCCGGAACTCACCCGTCTTGACATCGTGAAGGCGGAGGATCGGGCGGTTCTGGCGACGTACTGCGAGACGTGGTCGGAGTTCAAGGCTGCGACGTTGGCTCTGCAGGAGCATGGGTCGTTGACGATCGAGGCGAAGCAGGGTGAGATCCCGCATCCGGCGGTTGCGATCAGGCGGAATGCGGGGCATCGGCTGCAGCTGCTGGCACGGGAGTTTGGACTGACGCCGAGCTCGGAGCAGAGCTTGGCGAAGGAGTCCGACGATGGGGAAGACGACAACCCGTTCTGACGCCCTGGACGAGGCGGACCTCGAGCGGCTGAAGCTCTCTCCGGAGGTCGCCTGGTACTTGCAGGACCGCGGCTACCCGTTGCCGGAGATCCCGCCGAAGTTCAAGACTCCTGAGCCGCGTGAGGTTGAGGGTGCACAGTTCGACCCGGAGCGGGTCGACAAGGTGCTGAAGACGTTTCACCTCCTGCGGCACACGCAGGGGAAGTGGGCGGGGAAGCCGCTGGATCCTGACCCGTGGCAGATCGCGTACGTGATCGCGCCGGTGTTCGGGTGGGTGCAGTGGGATGAGGACGCGCTCGCGATGGTGCGGATAATCCGTGACGTGATGGTCGACGTGCCCCGCAAGAACGGGAAGTCGACTCTCGCAGGTGGCATCGCCGTCTACATGACCGGCGCTGACGGTGAGTCGGGCGGTCAGGTTGTGACGGCCGCTTCGACGGAACGTCAGGCGGGGTTCGTGTTCGGGCCGATCAAGCAGTTGGTGGAGAAGACGCCGGCGCTTGCTGGTCGGTTCAAGGCGCACCAGAAGCGGATCGTGCACCCGAAGTCGGGGTCGTACATCGAGGTCATCTCGTCGGCTGCTGATGCGCAGCACGGCGCGAACTTGCACTGCTTCATCGTCGATGAGCTCCACGTCCACAAGACGCCGGACTTGGTTCGGACGCTCGAGACTGGCCGCGGTTCGCGGACGCAGCCGTTGGGCATCCGGATCACGACGCCGGACGCGTCGAAGTCGGGGACGATTTACGACGAGACGCGGCTGTACGTCGAGAAGCTCGCTGCGGGGACGATCGAGGACCACTCCTGGTACGGCGCCATCTGGGGCGCTGACGAAGAGGACGACCCGTTCGCACCCGAGACCCAGCGGAAGGCGAACCCGGGGTACGGCATCAGCCCGTCCCGCAAGCAGCTCGAGAGCGCGGCGCTGAAGGCGAAGAACTCCCCTGCGGAGCTCGGCGACTTCTTGCGGCTGCACCTCGGTATCCGGACGAAGCAGGAGTCGCGGTACCTGACGCTGGACTCGTGGGACCGGAACGATCAGCCGGTTGACGAGGCGAAGCTGGCAGGGCGCAAGGCGTTCGGCGGTTGGGACCTTGCATCCACGTCTGACCTCACTGCCTGGGTGCTGCTGTTCCCTGACGCGACTGGCTATGACGTGCTTGCTCGATTCTGGATCCCGGAGGGTGGCCTCGCGGCGCTCGACAAGCGGACGGCTGGTAACGCATCGGCGTGGGTCCGTCAGGGATGGCTGACCACGACACCCGGGAACGTCACGGACTACGCGTACGTGCAGGCGCAGATCGAGAAGGATCTCGAAGTCTTCGACGTCGTGTCCATCGGCTTCGACCCGTGGAACGCGACCCAGATGGTCAACAGCCTGCAAGCGAGCGGCGTCAACAACTTGGTGCGCGTGTACCAGGACTTCCGGCGGCTCTCCCCTCCCATGAAGGAGTTGCAGCGTCTGCTGTTGAAGGGAACGGTCGAGAAGCCTCTCTTCCGTGCTGGGAAGAACCCAGTGCTGCGGTGGAACGTCGACAACCTGTCGGTTGACCGGGACGCGAACGACAACGTCAAGCCGAACAAAGCCGACTCGCGCGACAAGATCGATGGTGTCGCGGCGGCCATGAACGCACTGTCCGAAGCTCTGGTCACGAAGCCGAAGAAGAAGAACCCGTACAACGATCCGGACGCAAGCGTGTTCGGCACCTCGGAGGTGGCGTGATGACTCGTGCAGCTGTCGTGATCCTCCTCGAGATCCTCGGGGTGCTGCTCATCACCGCGGGCGTCGCAGCCGTGTACTGGCCGGCGGCGCTCGTCGTCGCGGGTGTGGCCCTGTTCCTGATCGCTTGGAGGATGACGTGAGCCTGTTCTTCAAGAAGTCGTCGGACCAGTCGAACGGGCAGATCCTCGCGGAGTTCCCGTCCCTGTCGACGCCGTGGCGGTACGACGGCCGGTCGATCGTCGCTGACCCGGGGATCCCGCTGACGGACTACGCGCAGTCGGCGTACTCGATCTGGCAGTCGCAGCCGTCGGTGCGGAAGGTCGTCGACTTCATCGCGACGAAGATCGCGTCCACTCCGATGAAGGTGTACCGCCGTGACGGGGACACTGACCGGAAGCGGGTCACGGATGGGCCCCTTGCGGAGCTAATCCGGGAGCCCCAGAAGCACCTGACCCAGTACCGGTTCTGGCACACCCTGCTGTGTGACTTCCTGGTCTACGACCGGTTCATGGCGCAGCTGGTGCCGTCCGCTGACTCGCGAGCTGGCGTGGTGCTGCAGCACTGGCCGGCGCAGTCGTGGCGGTTCACGTTCACGGGCACGTCGCTCGTTGACGGGGTCGACCTGTACGTGGGTGATGGGAAGCCGAAGCACATCAGCCTTGACGGGCTGTTCTTCGACCGCGGGTACGGGTCCGGGAACGGCACTCCCCCGATCGAGACGTTGCGGCACATCCTCGACGAGTACACCGAGTCCGTGAAGTACCGGAGCGCGATTCACAAGAAGGGCGCCCGATTCCCGGCAGTTGTCACGCAGGCCGTGGTGCCCGACGTAGAACCTCTCGACTCGGCAGCACGACAGCGCCTCGAGGCGGAGATGTCGAACTGGTCCGACGGTGGTGGCAGTGAGGGCAAGATGCCTGTCCTGCCGATCGGCGCGGACGTCAAAAAGGTCGACATCTTCTCGCCGAAGGACATGCAGGAGGTCGAGGGGCGCACCCTCACCGACATCGAGGTTGCTTCGGCGTACCACATCCCTCCGGAGATGATCGGTTCGCGGCAGGGGAACTACTCCAACATGGAGGCGTTCCGGCAGTCGCTGTACCGCGATGCTCTGGGCCCGCACTTCGTGCAGTTCGAGCAGGCGTTCAACGCGCACATCACTCCTCTCCTCAACGGTGGCGACGAGTCGCTGTACGTCGAGTTCGACCTCGGCGCGAAGCTGCGCGGGTCGTTCGAGGAGTCCGCGGCGATCATGTCGACCGCGACTGGTGGTCCGTGGTTGACGATCAACGAAGCCCGGGCGATGGACAACCGGCCGGCGATCGAGGGCGGCGACGACATCATCACACCGCTGAACGTGGTCCGTGGTGGTGGCCCGCAGGCGTCCCCGGGTGATGCGACCCCGGAAGTTGCGAAGGCGTACGACCTGCTCCGCAGCAAGGGGCTGGATCCGAAGCAGGCGATGGAAGTGCTCTGGGCGACCGGGCAGTTGGAGGCAAGCGCATGAAGACGAAGAGCTTCAACGCCAACGTGAAGGCCGTCGGCACCGCTGACGGCCTCGGCGACGGTCAGTTCACGGCACTCGTCGCGGTGTTCGGCAACAAGGACCACGGCGGAGACGTCATCGTCCCGGGTGCGTTCGCCGAGTCGCTGCGCGACTGGGCGGCGTCGGGTGACGCGATCCCCGCGATCTGGTCGCACCAGTGGTCGGATCCGTTCGCGCACATCGGGTGGAGCCTGTCCGCTGCGGAGACCGCTGACGGTCTCCTCGTGACCGCGCAGCTGGACCTCGAGAACCCGACGGCGCTGCAGACGTACAAGCTGCTGAAGCAGCGTCGGGTGAAGGAGTTCTCCTTCGGGTACGACGTCGTCGATGGTGGCTACGTCACGCAGGACGAGGACGAGTTCTTCGAGCTCCGGAAGCTGAACCTGATCGAGTTCGGGCCGACGCTCAAAGGCATGAACCCGGAGACGCAGCTGCTCGGGACGAAGTCAGACGAGGACATCCGCCGCATCGTGCGTGAGGAACTTGCCGCCGACCCTCGGGAGGTGGAGCCGACACCCAACGTCGAGGTTCCGCCCGACCCCACCGAATCTTCCGGCGCCCCGCCGGAAAGCTCACCTCCCCAGGATGGGGAACCGTCAGGCCCGTCGAAATCGGCGGGCCTTACTCATGCCCAAGTGGCGGCCTGGGCGACCGCAGCAGAACTGATCCTGATGGAGGAACGATGAAGACGCTCCGAGAGAAGCTCGCGGCCGTCCTGGCCGAAGCGAAGAGCATCGCCGATCTGGCGAAGTCCGAGGACCGTGAGTTCACGGCGGACGAGATCACCAAGATCGGTGAGCTGAAGTCGCAGGCCGACGAGCTCACCGTGCAGGTGAAGGCCGCGGACGACGCGCAGTCGAACATGAAGACGCTCCTCGCGTCCACGTCGCCGGCGAAGTCCGACGACGAGCCGAAGCCGGCCGAGGATCAGCCCGACGGCTTCAAGTCGTTCGGTGAGGCGTACACGGAGTCGGCGCCGTACCAGCAGCTCATCAAGTCGAACCCGGGCGGGTTCGGTGAGGGGTCGCTGATCCAGCTGCCGAAGGTCACCGTCGGGGCGAAGGGTCGCGGTCTGAAGGCCGACCCGAACCCCCTCTCCGTCGCCGTGGGCCGTCTGCAGCCCACGCGTCTGCCGCAGGTGGACCTGACGTACCAGCGTCCCCTGACGCTGCTCGACCTGATCTCGACCGGGTCGATCACCGGCAACAGCTTCGACTACGTGCAGATCACCTCGGTGCTCCGCAACGCGGGCATCGTCAAGGACGAGATCCTGCCGACGGACCCCGCGTCTGCTCTGAAGCCCCTGTCCGACCTGTCGACCGCCATCGCCACCGGCAAGGTGTTCACCTACGCCGACGGCTACACCGTCACGAACGAGCTCCTCGCCGACGCGGGTGCGTTCGCGTCCTACCTGAACGGGCAGCTCGCGTACAACATCCGGGCCGTGATCGAGAACTACCTCCTCAACGGCACGGGTGCTGCAGGCCAGCCCACGGGCATCCTGAACACCACCGGCATCCAGCAGATCGCCGCTGCTGGCACCGACCCGGTCAAGATCCCCGTGTCGATCCGCAAGGCGCTCACCGCCCTCGACGAGGTCGGAGCACAGGTCACCGGCATCGTCCTCAACCCGGCCGACGCTGAGGTGCTGGATCTCATGCAGGACGGGAACCAGCGCTTCTACGGCAACGGTCCGTTCGGTGCTGGTCCCCGCACTCTGTGGGGCCGTCCGTACGTGACCGCGCAGGCGATCCCGGAGGGCACCGCGCTCGTCGGTGACCTGTCGACGATCAACGTCCTCGAGCGTGAAGCGCTGTCCGTGGTCGCGTTCAACCAGCACGCCGACTACGCACGACGCAACCTCGTGTACGTGCGTGCGGAGCTGCGTGCCGCGCAGGTCATCTACAAGCCGGCGCACCTCGCCCTCGTCGAGCTCGGCACGGTGGCGGCCGGCTGATGACGGGCGGGATGGTCGTCATCAACGGGATCCGGTATCGGATCGAAGACGCGAACCGTCTCGGTCTGGTGCACAACAAGGCACGCGGTGTGGAGGAGGCAGGACGTGACTCTGCAGGAGACGACGCTGCCCCCGCTGGCCGATCCAGCCGATCTCGCGGCAAGGCTCGGCAAACCGGCGAGTGACCCGGGGATCGCTCTGGCGCTGCGTATGGCGTCGGAGCGGTTCCGCGGTCAGACCCGGAACCCCATCAGCCTCGTCGAGGACGACACGATCGTTCTCGACGGGGCGGGTGCCCGGGTGCTCCGGCTTCCGGTGTGGCCGGTTGTGTCTGTCGCGAGTTTGACGGTGGCGGGGCAGACAGTGCTTGACCCTGAGTGGTCGGCTGCTGGTCTGCTCCGCCTCCCCGCACGGTTCCCCGATGTGTGGCGGTCGGTCGAGGTCGTGTACACGCATGGCTTCGCCGACGTCCCGGGTGACGTGCAGGAAGTGGTCTTGGACCAGGCTGCGTCGATCTCCGAGGCGTCGCCGTGGTTGTCGCAGTTCACGTCGGGGCAGGAGCAGGTCGCGATGGCGGCTGCTGCGACTGTCGGGACGACGTCGCAGTGGGCTCGAGCGGTCGCCCGGTACCGCATCGGCGGTGACCACTGGTGATCCTCGCGAACATGCTGCACCGCGACACGGTCACCGTGCAGCGCATCACCGAGGGTGCGCCTGACGAGGACGGCGTGCCCACCAAGACGGTCATCAACCACGACATCGACGGCTGCAACGTGCAGCCCGTGGGGACGAAGGAATCTCTCGGGCAGAACGACATCGTCACCTCACGGTGGATGGTGTCGACCCGTGAACCGCAGGACTGGATCCAGGCTGCGGACACGGTCATCTGGCGCGGTCAGACGTACTACGTCGATGGCCGGCCGCAGACGTACTGGAACGTGCTCCCGCACACGGAGTTCGTGATCACCGAGACGAAGGGCTGACGGATGTCGGACAAGATCAGCGTGAACGGCAACGAGTACCGGCTCGAGGATGCGGTGCGTCTGGGGTTGGTGGAGCCGAAGCACATTCCTGTGGTGGAGACGGTTCCGTCGGAGGTGTGGACGGTCGCAGAGATCGACGCGTGGGCTGACAAGCGCGGCATCGACCTGTCGGGGGCGAAGACGAAGCCGGAGAAGCTGGCGGTCATCGCGGACTTCGAGTACGTGAAGCAGGCGGTCAGCTGATGTCCGAGCCGAAAGGTGTCCGCTGGCGGACGATCGGACGACATGTTTCCTGGCTCACTGGCCGCACCTGGTCGTGGCGAGCGTCGGAGCGGATCCGCAAGCCGGTGTTCCTCGACCACCTTTACACGCGCCAGGCGACCAGGCTCGGCATCGGGCCGATCGCCGTTTGGATCGACTGGGAGCGGGGCCACAACCTTCCCCCTGAGCCGAACCTCCTTCGGCGCTGGGTCACGGGGCGGGCATAGACGATGCCGAAGGTCGTCATCGGCCGGGGGATCATCGATCAGGCGGTCCGGAACCCTGCGGTGCGGAAGGCGATGCGCGACAAGGCGGACCGGATCCTGCCGCGCGCTCAACGGCTGGCGTACTCGGCTGGTGCGAAGCAGTTCGGTGACTCCCTACGTGTGGAGGAGGGCACTCGTCCTGGAGCGAAGGCGAACGGCGGGTACAAGCGTCCGTTCGCTCGTGTGATCGCGACGTCTGCTGACGCGACCGCGGTGGAGCACGGCGACGTGGGTGTGTCGAAGCAGGCGATCCTGCGGAGAGCGATGGGCGCATGAACGTGTACGGGGTGTGGCCCAACGTGGAGCGTGTGCTCCTCGCCTACTTGAAGCAGGAGACGGGCGCTGCGACGTACACGGAGACCCCGTCGAACCTCGAGACCGTGGCACCGTGCATCGTCGTGGAGCGGATCCCTGGCGGGTTCGGCCGCGACTACGAGAAGACGTTCCACGTCGACCTGACGGTGTTCGCGAAGACCCGCGGCGCTGTGTGGGATCTCGTCCAGAAAGTCGAAGTCGCGATGGTCCTCTGCAACCTGTTCGACCAGGTCCGCGAGTCCGACTCGTTCGGGAATGTCGCGTACTCGAATGCGGCGCTGCGTCGTGCTGTCGGCACGTACGAGCTCGACGCGCGCCCCCAATAGGCCGCTCACCAACACTCATCACCCATTCAGCCGTCCGCACGTCGGGCGGCTTTGTCGTTCAAGGAGAACGCATGCCTGACGTGGTCGACCAGATGGTCAACGACAACCGCAACATCCACAAGTGGCGCAGGGTCATCCTCGCCATCGCGGACTACTCCGCCGACGTCCCCGAGGCGTTCTTCGGTACCGATGGGAAGCCGATCGCGCTCCCCACCGGGTACAAGAACATGGGGTTCATCACGACCGACGGCATCTCGCACTCGTACGACCTGTCGGTCGACGAGACGAACATGCTGCAGGACCTCGAGCCGGTCCGGTCCGACAACACGTCGAAGTCGCACACCTTCCAGGTGGCGTTCGGTGAGACGAACGGGTGGACCAAGGCGCTGGCCTACGGCAAGCCCGTGTCGGAGTGGCCGTCGGACAAGAACGCGGCGTGGATCTTCGACGAGGACCCCGACTCCGGTGACGCCTACTACCGGGCGATCACGCTCGCGCAGGACGGCGTCGGTGACGGAGCTGTGTACCGCGTCGAGGCGGCGTACCGGATCAAGGTCACCGACATGGACGACCGAGCGATCAACAACTCCGACGTCGAGGAAGTGAACCGGACGTTCACGATCTACCGCGACCCGGTGATCGGGAAGTCGTACACGGAGGCGCAGACCGCCGCGACCGGCGTCGTCGTCTCCGGCGGCTGACCCTTCCCCCCAAGACCAGGTGGCGGCGTCGTTTGGTGAGCTGCGCCGCCGCCACCTGTTACCCCTGCTCACGAGCTCACCAAGCTCACTAGGAGACCCGCATGACCAGCAAGGCTGACAAGAACCGTCGCACGTCGTACACCCTCGCCGCCGCTCGGCGGAAGGTCGAAGAGTCCGTCGGTGGCGACACGATCGAGATCTTCGTGGAAGAGGGTGGCGAGGCGTTCTACCTGCCCCACCCGTACTTCTACGACAACGACACCAAGAAGGCGCTGAAGGGCGCCGACGACGAGGACGACTCCGCGCAGGGCCGCATCCTCCTCGGCGACGAGCAGTACGAACGGTTCATCGAGGCCGGCGGGACCGATGAGGGCATCAACCTCGTCATGATCGCGGTCGGTCAGGACCTGAAGGACTCGCAGGGAAACTGACGGGGGTAGACCTCGACGAGTTCGACCTCGAGATCGCGGACCTGCCGGCGACGCACCCCGTCGCTGTGCAGGTCCGCACCGAGGCGATGCTGCAACTGTTCGGGGATCACCTCCGTTCCGGCGATGCAGCGTTGCAGGCCACGTACGGCGGCCGGGATGTGCTGCGTGAGTTCCTCCGCGGCCGCATCTCGGTGTGGCAGTTGCGTGGCCTGGTCGAGGCTCTACCCCCCGATTCGGCGTTCCACCGTGCCGTGCGGGAGAACGACTGGGCGGACGGCGACTGGATCAGCCGCGACACGAACTCGGTGCTGCGCGCCCAGTTGGCGCTGATCGAGGCGTTCCTCGCGGGTGAGAAGCGACCGAAGAAACCCGACTACCTGCCGTCTCCTCTTGATGGGCGTGACGTGCGGGACGCGGCGGAACAGGAACTCGACGAGCGGCAGCTCGTGGAGATGCAGGAAGTCGCTGACGGCTGGTTCGCGAACAACTAGACATTGGAGTGCCTCGTGGCCGGTTCCGCTGTATGGCTCGATGTGCTCCCCTCGATGTCGAAGTTCGCGTCGACGATGACGAAGCAGGCAGGCACCGCGGCGAAAGTTGCGGGCCTGTCTGCTGGCCGGCAGTTCTCCGCTGGTGTCGCGGCTGGCGGTTCCACGTCCGCGGCGAAGACGCTCGTGCAGGAGCTCGAGGTCGCGTCGAAGCGTGCCGCGAAGGTCGTGCAGGCCGAGAAGGTCGCGATCGCGAAGGCGCGTTCGGAGGAGAAGGCCGCCGCCGTCGGTGTGCAGGCGGCTGAGGCTCGTCTCGCTGAACAGCGGAAGAAGTACGCGGCGTCGTCGTCGCAGGCGTTGAAGGCCGAACAGCAGCTCACGTCCGCGCGCGGCAAGCAGCAGACCGCCGGCATGAAGGTCGTCGCCGTCGAGGACCAGCTGAAGGCTGCGTTCAACGAGCAGAAGGCCGTCACTGGGCAGCTGTCGGCAGCGCAGGGTCAGGCGTCGAAGCAGTCCGCGTTGATGACGGGACGGTTCTCGAAGCTCGCCGCGGCCGGCGCTCCCTTGTCCTCTGGGCTGGGGAAGGTCGCTGCTGGCGCGAAGAACGTCGCGGCCACGGCTCTGGCAACACTGAAGCCGCTCGCGGGGATGGCTGCCGGGTTCGGCGCGATCATCGGCGCTGGGCAGGTCATCAAGCTCGGCAACGAGTACACGGCGACGATGAACGAGCTGCAGGCCGTCGCGAACCTCACCGGCAAGCAGATGATCGAAGTCGGGCGCACTGCCCGCGAGTTGGGTTCCGACCTCACCCTCCCCGCGACGTCCGGCAAGGACGCTGCGGACATCATGCTCGAGCTCGCCAAGGGCGGTCTCTCTGCCCGTGACGCGATGGAAGCGGCGAAGGGCACGATCCAGCTCGCTGCTGCCGCGCAGGTGTCGGGCGGTCGTGCTGCGGAGATCCAGGCGAACTCCCTCAACCAGTTCGGGCTCGCGGCGAAGGACGCTGCGATGGTCGCCGACGTCCTCGCGAACACCGCGAACGCTGCGGCCGGTGGTGTCGACGACATCGCCCTGTCGATGAAGTACGTCGGCCCCGTCGCGAACACCCTCGGCATCAGCATCTCCGACACTGCGTCGGCGATCGGCATCCTCGCGAACAACGGCTTGAAGGGCGACACGGCAGGTACTGCCCTCCGCGGCATGCTCGCGTCCCTCGCGCGGCCGTCGAAGCAGGCGCAGAAGGCCGTCGACTCGCTGAACCTGTCCGTCTTCGACCAGGAAGGCCGCTTCGTCGGTCTCCGCACCGTCATCGAGCAGCTCTCCGAAGCGCGCAAGGTGATGACGCAGGAGGACTTCGCGTCCCAGGCGGTCCTCGCGTTCGGCCGTGAGCCGCTCGCCGCGGTCGCCGCCCTCGCGAAGACCGGTGCCACGAACTTCGACAGCATGGCCGGCGCGGTGACCCGTCAGGGCGGCGCAGCTGCGGTCGCGCAGTCGAAGATGAAGGGTCTCGGCGGCGCGATGGACAAGCTGCAGTCGCAGCTTGAAGACGTCGCACTCGGCATCTACCAGACCGTGACCCCTGCCCTCGAGGGCATCGCGAACGGTGCTGCGAAGGGCCTCGACGGCGCCGGTAGCAAGGTCACGAACTTCCTTGACCTGATGGGCGGCCTTGGCAAGCTTGCCTTCACCGGGAAGGTGTCGCTGGGTCTGACGGCGACCACGAACTTCGTCCCGGACTCGCCTCAGGTGAAAGCGATCCTCGCCGCACGGCAGGTCGTCATCGATGCGTTGAACGACGTGCGGACGTTCGTGACGACTGCTCTCGTGCCGTCGTTCAAGAACCTGCTGGTCGCGATCGGCCCGGTCGCCGCGATCATCGGTGGGGCATTCCTCCTCGCGTTCCGCGCTGCAGCCGCAGTGCTCCGGTTCATCGGTCCCACGCTGCTGGCGGTCACCGGGTTCCTCCGGGAGCACGAGATCGTCGTCGGCCTCGTCGCTGGTGCTGTCGGGTTCCTCGTCGCCGCGTATTGGTCGATGCAGGTAATCCCCGGGATCATCGGCGCCGTCACCGCGGCAACCCTGATCGCCAAGCGCGCACAGGAAGGGTTCGCGCTCGCCTCGTACGGGGCTGCAGCAGCAACGCAGGCTCAGGGGCTGGCGGGCAAGGCAGGAGTCGCGGTCTTCGGGCTGTGGCGCGGTGCCGTCGCCGTCGCTACCGCGGCGCAGTGGGCGTACAACGCAGCACTGCTCGCGAACCCGATCGGCCTGGTAGTCGTGGCGATCGTCGCGGCCATCGCTGCCCTCGCAGCGCTGGTCGCCGGTGTCATCTGGGCGTACAAGAACCTCGGCTGGTTCAAGACTGCGGTCGACGCCGTCTGGACCGGAATCCAGGTCGGTGCGAAGGCAGTCGGCGCAGCAGCCATGTGGCTGTGGAAGACCGTGTTCGTGCCGGCGCTGACCGGCATCGGGACGGCCGCGATGTGGGTGTGGAACACGGTCCTGAAGCCGGTCTTCTCGGGCATTATGACCGTGGTCCGCGCGGTCGGAGCCGTGTTCACTTGGTGGTGGCAGAACGTCACCATGCCCGTGTTCCGCGGCATCGCTGCAGTCGCGGGCTGGTTCGGGAACACGATCTCCGCGATCTTCGACCTCGTCATCGCGATGGTGAAGTTCGCCCTCGCGCCGGTGTTCAACTTCGTGGCGCAGGTCGCGAAGGTCGCGTTCGCGGCGATCGTGGCAGGCGTCCGTTGGTGGTGGGGCTTGACCTCCACCGTGTTCAACATCGCGGTCGTTTTCCTCCGCGGCACGCTCGGCGCCGCGTTCACCTGGGTCAGCAGCATCGTGCGGATCGCGTTCGCAGCGATCAGCGCTGTGACGTCAGCCTGGTGGGCTCGAGTGCGGGTGATCTTCGCGGCCACGAGCGCGTACATCCGCGGGACGCTCGGTCCGGTGTTCACCTGGCTGAACCGCTCGATCATCGCTCCGGCGATGACCGGGATCCGTGTTGCGGTCGGTGCGCTCTGGTCGTGGCTGAAGCCGGTGTTCGACAAGCTCGCAACGGTGGCGAAGGTCACGATCCCGGCTGCGTTCGGTGTGATGAAGAACAGCATCGGCAAGGCGTGGGAGGCCATCAAGACTGCCGCGAAGCTGCCGATCCGGTTCGTTGTTGAAACGGTTATCAACAAGGCACTCATCGGCAACTTCAACAAGGTCGCCGGGTTCTTCGGGACGAAGAAGATCGACCCGATCTCGCTCCCCAAGGGGTTCGCCGGCGGCGGCATCATCCCCGGACGATCGCGGATGCGCAACGGCGACGACCACCTGCGCCCCATGCGCCAAGGTGAGGGTGTCCTCGTCTCCGAGGGCCTGCGCACATCGGCCGACCGCAGCGCGTTCCTCGCTGCGAACGCGGCTGGGCGTCGGGGCGTCGGCTTCGCGTCCCTCCTGCAGGGTGGGTACGCGAAGGGCGGCGTCGTCAAGAAGAGCTCCGGCTCGGATGGCGGCAACGGCAACGGGCTCCTGTCCGGTGCGAAGGCTGCCTGGAACTGGACCAAGGGTGCCGCTGGCGCCGCGTGGGACTGGACGAAGAACGCTGCGGAGACCGCTTCGCAGGTGGTGTCCGATCCCATGGGGACCCTCGGGAAGCTCGTGAAGTCCGTGATCGGGAACATCCCCGGCGCGGGCGGCATGGTTGACGCTGCAGCGGGCATGGGCAACAAGCTCCTGTCCGGTGCTGTCTCCGTGCTGAAAAACATGGGCGGCGCTGGCGACGTCGGGAACTTCGGCGGGTCGGGCGCGAACGGGCAGCTGCCGAAGTCGGCTCTGTCGAAGGTGTCCGGGTTCACGGGCGGTCCTGGTGTCGGCCCAATCGGCGGGTACCTCCGGAAGGCTGCTGCGGTCGCGTGGGAGGCGATGCAGCGGGCGTTCGGTGGTGGCCTGTCGTTGACGGAGGGGTACCGGGATCTCGCGAACCAGCAGATGCGGTACTCCGCGTACCGGGCTGGCCGGGGGAACCTTGCGGCGACGCCTGGCACGTCGGTCCACGGGTACGGGCTTGCTGCTGACGTTGGTGGTGGATCGCAGGCGTGGATGCGTGCGAACGGTCCCCGGTTCGGCTGGTACCCGACGGGACTGTCCTTCGCGCAGCGTGAGCCGTGGCACTTCGAGTACAAGGGCGGCAAGGCTGCTGGCGGTATGGCAGCTGGTGGCATTGTCGGCGGGTTGACGCCCACCCTGTACGACAAGGGCGGGGTGCTGCCGCAGGGGCTGTCTCTGGTGCAGAACAACCTCCGGGACCCGGAGGTGGCGCTGCCGATGCAGACGCTGCGGGAGATCGTCTCGACCGAGGGTGGTGGCGGCACCAAGCACTGGGAGCCGCACTTCCACAACGAGGGCCGCGACGTCACGCTCCGTGACTTCATGCAGAAGACGCACGAGATCGAAGTACTGACGGGTGGCCGTTGATCGGAGGCATCTTGTGGCGACACTGATCAGCGGCGGCTCACCGTCGCTCACCATCACCGACACGATCGATGGTGGTGGGCCGGCGGACGAGTTCGTCGACACCCTCGACGGGAACGGGCCCACCGGGCCCGACTTCCCCACCACCCCACCCGTCATCGTGCGGGAAGACACACGCCGGATCTGGCTCGAGTCGATGGACGGGTCCCTCGTGGTCCCGTTGAACGTTGACGTGGACCGGATCCTGAAGGCGGGGGCGACTGGTCTGCAGTTGCCCCCGCTGGACGTGGTGACGATCAAGACTCCCGGCATGCCGGGGTCGTCGTTGCAGGAGGTGAACGTTGACGAGCGGGAAGTGTTCCTGCCGTTGAAGTTCGCCTCCGACACGTCCCACGCGGAGTTCATGGGGAAGCTGACCGAGCTCCGCGGGCTGATCGCCCCGATGTGGGACCTGGTGAACGTGGGCGACACGGGCACCTTCCGCCTCGGGGTGTCGTCCCTGAACGGGGAACGGCTCCTCGACGTCGTCTACAAGGACGGGTGGACGGGTGAGCATGGTGGGTCTGCTGGCGGGACGCGGTTCGAGAACTTCGGGCTGACGCTCCTCGCGGTGGATCCGTTCTTCCACGCCCGGGAGTACACGTCGTTCACGTACGGCATCGCCGACGGGGAAGTGTTCCTCTCATCCACCGACGACAACGTGTGGCCGCGGTCGATTTCCGCTTCGGTGACGATCGGTAACGGCATGCAGATGGCGGTGCAGGGTGACGTGCCGGCGTGGGTGGAAGTCTTCGTCGATGGTCCCGCGACGATCGCGGAGCTCAGCTTCCCGGGGACGAACATGACGATGACGTCGTCGGTCGCTGACGGCCAGGAACTGATCCTGGTCACAGATCCGCGTCGCCGCTCTGCTCGTCTCGGCGGACAGGTGGCGTGGCCGTACATCTCACCCACTTCGACCTTCGCTCCGCTCCGGCCGGGGATGAACAGCGTGAACGTGCAGCTCGGTTCGGCTGGGGCGGACACGTCGATGACCGTCCGATGGCTCGAGCGCTGGCTCGCAGCGTTCTGATCTGGGAGGTCGCATGCCCCAGTGGACGATCCAGCCGCGGGACAAGAACCTCCGCCGCTCCTACGACCCCGTGAAGTTCTGGTCCTCGTTGACCGTCGTGGAGCGGCACAACGTCACAGGCACCGACCCTGGCACCTGGTCCGTCACCGCCCGCAACGAGGGACTGACGGGGCTGCTGACGCCCGGGAACGGGGTACTCCTCACCCGAGGTGACCAGCTGGTCATGTCCGGGCCGATCACGAGCATCCAACGCGGCGCGACCGTGTCAACCGTGTCGGGAGTGTCGGACCTCGACGTCCTCAACGACCGGATCCTGTTCCCCGACCCGTCGTCGCCGATCACGTCGCAACCGGCCGCGTACGACAACCGGTCGGGCCCTGCCGAGTCGGTGCTCCTCAGCTACGTCCGGTTCAACGCCGGGGACGCCGCTCGAGCGGAACGGCGCGTACCCCGGCTGCGGGTGCCGGCGACGTTGGGGCGTGGGCGGAACGTGTCCATCAAGGGCCGACTCGACCTCCTCGGTTCGACCGTCGCGGACATCGCGGAGTCCGGGAAGTTGCACGTCGACATCTTGCAGGGCGAGGACGACGCACCGTTCCTGCAGTTCACGGTGCGACCGATCACCGACCGGACCGGGAACGTCCGGTTCGGCGCCACATCGGACTTCACCGGTGGCGTCATCGGCGACGGGTGGACCTACACCCTGAACCGGCCAAGCGTCACCGACGCGATTGTTGCGGGCGGCGGCCAGGGGCAGGCACGCCTATTCGTGGAACGTGTTTCCGCCGAGGCGGAGACGACATGGGGTGCGAAGGTCGAAGCGCTTATCGACCAGCGGCAGACGACGGTCGCGTCTGAGCTTGCGGACGCTGGAGACGATGCGCTCTCTGACGGGGATGAACCTGTGACCGTGTCGTTCACGATCACGGACTCCCCGGACGTCCGGTACCGGCGTGACTGGTTCGTCGGCGACAAGGTCGGTGTCTTCATCGACGGTCTCGACTTGTCGAACCTGGTCCGTGAGGTGACGACGACGGTGCAGGCGCAGGACGGTTCTCCGACGGAGACCGTGTCCGCGGTGGTCGGGTCTAGGGACTCGTCGGCGTGGACGACGAAGACGAACACACGTGTGGCGAAGGCGCTGAAGAGCGTCCGGCTGCTGCAGGCGATCTAGAAGGAGACCATCATGACGGAGACCTCGTTCCCGATCGTCGATCAGAAGCTGACGGATGGTGCGTGGGCGCAGACGGTTGGTGCTGTTGGGAACGGCATCCTCGACGACTGGGGTTCCCCGTACGCGATCGTGGTGAACACGAACGACACGGTGCGGATCAAGCGGTCGTCGGTGTCGGGGTACGCGCGGGCGGTGGTGAACGGGTTCGGTCATCAGATCGACGCGGACGTGACCCTGTCGGTGCCGGCGGTGTCTTCGCCGACCCGGTACTACGTGGGCCTGCTGTATTCCCCGTCGAACGCTGCTCAGCCGGTGAAGCTGGTGGTGCTGAAGGGTGCTGAGGTGCCCCTCGAGACGGGGCAGGAGTTCCTGACCCTGCACCAGTTCAGCCGCGGCGCCGGTCAGACGCTCGCAGCGTCGACCCTGTACTCGCCGCTGCCGTCGATCCGCCCGTCGGTTCAGGTGGACTCGAAGGCCGCGCTCATGGAGATGAGCCCGCTGCTGTTCCTCCGTGGGACGGAGGCGTACTGCGTGGACGTGGACTTCGCGTACCGGTCGTCGGGTACGGCGTCTTCGCCGCAGTGGCGTCGGGCGCAGTCGATCGACGCGCTCCCTTCTGCAGACGACAACGTCGACACGGACGTCACACCGGCTGCTGGGCGGGTGCGGATCGCTGGTCAGCAGTTCTACACGGACGCCGACCGGACGGTGCTCATCACCGTCACGGGGACCGCGGTGGGTGCGCATCAGCAGGACGCGTCGGGGGTGCTGTCGGTGGTGTTCAACGACGAGAATGTGCTCCATCCGTCGTCGTGCCGGCTGTCGCGGATCACGTCTGGCGGGATCTTCTTCTCCGTCACGGGCATCGCCCGCACGAAGGGTGGGGCGAACGTGGTCCGTGCGTTCGTCGACACCGACAAGGACTCGGACACGATCCGCACGAAGGGTGTGCAGATCGGCGTCGTCTCGTTCTGACCCACCCACTCATCTTCCAGGCCATCCCGTTCGGGGTGGCCTTTCGTCTTGGAAGGGGGCCGTCATGGTCGCCAAGTTCAGCGTGGGGAAGTCCTCGTTCGGGGATCTCCGCGGCGTGGAGCAGTACGTCATGTCGGAGCGGATCGCTCTGCAGGTGCTGTCCACGATCATCGACTTCAACGCGTACCTGCGGTCGAAGGGCCGGTCGGGTTCCCTGTCGGTCAACGAGGGCATGCGCTCCCGGTGGCGGCAGTCGTACTTGTGGAACAACCGGGCTGCGCTCGGTGTGGTCGTCGCCTTGCCCTTCACGTCCCGGCATGACGAGGTCAATCACGGCAACGCGATCGACTTCGGCATCACCATGCCGGACGGGTCGAACCGGGCCCTGTACGCGGACGAGTTCACCCGGCTGCACCAGATCGTCGAGGGCCGTGGAGGCACGTGGACCGGCGTCAACTTCGGCGAGCCGTGGCACCACGAGTTCGCGACCCGTGCCGAAGCGGCTCCCCCGTACCCGGACGCTCGAGCTCGCCTCGCGGCGAAGCCGTCCGCATCCGTCAAGCCGCCGGTGAAAGCGCCGGCACCCGTCAAGCCACCCACTCCGAAAGTCGAGGCAGACATGCTCTACGTCACGTCCAAGAAGACACAGAAGAAGTACGCGATCGGTGAGCTGTCGTTCACCTCCGTGTCCTCGTCCCGCGCGATCACGTACTCGACCGCGATCCCCGGCGACACCAGCTTGTTCCAGGAGCTGTCCTCGGCGCAGGTGTCCGGTCTGATCCAGGACTGCCGTGACCGTCGGGACTCCCTGGGTGTCGCGGTGTCGGCGAAGTTCGAGTCGGCTGTGAAGGCGGCTCTGGCCGAGGAGGACGCAGCGTGAGCGGCGAGCACGAGGCCGTCGAGAAGATCGACGTCCAGACCATCTGGTTCCAGTCGAAGCGTGTCCTCCGCACCGTGGTGCAGGTCGTCATCGGTGCCGCCACGGTGCTCACTGTCGTCGTCGTCGTGGCGCCGCAGGTACTCGACGCCATCGCGGACGTCGTCCCGGGTCCGGTGCTGGCGTGGCTGACGGGTGCCGTGGCGACGCTCGCTGCAGTGTCGGCTGCGCTGACGAAGATCATGGCGATCCCGAAGGTCAACGAGCTCCTGACGCGGATCGGCCTCGGTTCGGTGCCGAAGGCGGTGGCGGTTGAGACGGCGGCTGCGAAGTCGCAGGAGCTGCTGCCGGCGCAGTTCGAGCCGTCGACCACGGACCTGCGTACGGAGCAGAGCGAGCCGAAGCCTTGACCGCTCGAGGGCGACGCCTCCGGGCAGCGTTCGGGCGACAGTGGGGCGAGGACGTGCGGTACGAACCGCACCCCTCGCTCTACGTCACCCTGACCGTGAAGTACGCGTTCCTGGCCCTCTACGGCATCCTCACCGCCGTGTTCGGCATCACGACCGTCGAGGTGACGTTGGGTCGAGCATGGTCGGTCGGCATCCCGGCGATCATCATCCTCGCGTCCGTGACTTCGATGATCGGCGTGCACGTGTCGAAGCGGTACCGGGAACGTCTCCCGTCCCGGCACCCCCTGCCGGAGCGGGTGCTGCTCGTCGAGATCATCGCCGAGTACGTCCTGATCCTGTCGCTGTTCGCGTACGCCGTCTCGATCATCGTCCGCACCCACAGCGACGGCGACTGGGAACGTCTCGCGTACGCGATCCTGCCCATGGCGGTCTCCGTCGTCCCCTTCTACCGCGCGCTGCACCTGTCGGAGCGCGAGGAGGTACCTGAGCCGGAGGCCCACAAGTGAGCGACTCTGTCCTCATCGCCCTCATCACCGCTGGCGGCGGTTCGATCGGGGCGATCCTGCTGTTCATCCAGCGGCGGCTGCCTCCGCGTCCCGCTTCGGCTCGGGACGTCGCGATCACCGAGGTGTGGGACGAACTCCGCGCTGTACGTGCTGACCTCGACAAGGTCATCAGCGAGCGTGACGCGGAACACCTGATGGTGACGATCCTCACCGACTCGAACGACGCGCTGACGGCTGCTGTGGAGCGTACGAAGCCGCCGATCGTGTTCACGGCGGCGGAGCAGCAGAAGATCGACCGAGCGAGCGCGGCTCGTCAGGCCCGCGATGACAGCAAGTGGCCGACCCTCGGGTCACGTCTGGCCTGACCCCCAGTTCTTTGACGCTGCCCTTCGGGGCGCTGAAGTAGGCCGCATGGCCGTGACCAGTTGAAGGAAGGCCAGCATGGCAACGCAGTACGCAACGATCGTGGTGCGGCGCGGGAACGCGGAGTCCTGGGCGGACAGTGCGCGTCCGCTCGAGCCGGGTGAGTGGGGGTATGACGACACGTCGCGGGTGACGAAGATCGGTGACGGGTTCAGCCTGTGGTCGGAGCTTCCGATCCACCTGACCGCCTCAGCGACCGGGGAACTGCCGCAGGAAGTGCGGGCTCGGCTCGCGGAGAACCTCGCGGACCCGACCACTGTCGAGGGTGCTGCTCTGGCGCACGCGATCGCTGCTGCCGGCGGCGGTGGCGGCGGTTCCGCGCCCCTCACGTACGACTCCGCCACCGGCGTGTACTCGGTGCCTGCTGGTTCCAACATCACGTACGACTCCGCCACGGGCGCGTACACCTCAAACTGACCTGGAGGTCACTCATGGCAACCGTGCCCCCGTTCATCGCCGCAGACGCGACCACCAAGCAGTTCCCGACTGCAGTGCGCCAGCGTCAGGCCGCGAACTTCTCCGACCCCGCCACTCCTGAGGGCGCCGCGCTGGATCTCCGGTACGTGCGAAGTAGCGCACGAGCAACGCGTCAGTCCGTCAAGCGGCCCCTCACCGCCGGTCTGGGAGGCCGCGACGTCGCCCCCTTCGACTGGGTCTGCTGGGGCACCTCCATGACCGAGGGCGGTCCGGCGAACGGAGCTCCCGAAGTCGCTCTCGGGCGCCAGGTGCGCTGGCTGGACCGCCTTCAGCTCGCCCTCCGCAATCGCTTCCCGCTGCTGTCCCCGGTCGCGGGCTCCATCGGGTACATCCCTGCGTTCTACCAGACCTTCTTCGTCGCCGGCACCACCGCGAACGGACGCGTCACGCCGTCAGGTGTGACCTACTCCGGAAACCTCATTGCCGTCGGGTCGGGCCTCGCATCCCGGTCGCTGGCTCTCACCACCACGTCCGACTGGATCCAGTTCACGTTCACCGGGGACTCGGTTGACGTCTTCGGGGGCACGCTCGCAACGGCCAGCACCACCGCAACGGTGTCGGTGGACGGCGGCGCTGCTCAGCCGTGGGCGCTACCTGCGTCAGCTCGCAAGGCGACGAAGTTCTCGTTGACCGGCCTCACCGCTGGTTCCCACACCATCCGCATCACCGGCGGCTCGGCGGGAAACGTCGCGATCGACGGCATCATGCCCTACAACGGCGACCGCACAAGAGGCATCCGCATCTGGGACGCCGGCAAGGGTTCAGCAAAGATCGGCGACTACGGCACCGACTCGACGTCGCTGATCTTCCAGTCGATGGGTCTCATCCAGCCGCGGATGGTGACCATCGAGTTCGGGTTCAACGAGTACTTCGGCAACGTCGACCCGGCACTGTTCCAGACGCAGCTGACGAACTCCGTGTCGTGGATGATCGCTCCGGTCACGGTGAAGCCGACGGTGCAGTTCATCGTGTTCCCGGAGCCGTCGATCACCGGCGCAGCCCGGTCGTACCCGTACCAGGCTTACGTCGATGCGGTCTACGCGGCTGCTGCTGCAACACCGAACTCGTTCGTCACCGATCTCCGCAACGCCCTTGAGGCCGGTGTCACTGTCGGTTCCGCCGGCAACGGCATGTACTTCGACGGTGTGCATTTCAACGCCTACGGCCAGGCGGGCGTCGCGGACCTCATCCTCGAGGACGCGCTCGCACGGATGGTTTAACGACCCGACAACAAAGACCCCCTCGGCTTCTGGCCGAGGGGGTCTTTCGTCGTTTCGATTTAAGCTGTCCGCTGGACCCGGTAGTCCTCGGGGCGCAGACCGCCAGGAATCGCTCCGCTTGCCGAACCATCGGTCCGGAGTCGGAAGCGCCGCGCGACGCCGCAGGCCTCCGCAAACTCGTGCACGTTGAAGTTCGGATCGACTGATGCAAGCTGCTGAGCGACGACCCACATCACGTTGATCACGACCACTTCTGTTTCAGAGGGCGAGAGCTGCGCGGCGGTCCTCTTCTTGCCATCGAAGCTGCGCTGGTGACCGGCGCGGTCCGCGCGGTACGGGGCATCGGACCAGTCGTGGCCGGCGATCTCGGCGGCGAAGTCTTGTGCCATCTGACTGAGCATGGGTCCTCCTCAGGACGCTCGATGGCCCTGCCGATCAGGGCCGGTTGCCGACTTTACGCCCTGTCAGAGGATTGACGTGCGCCCCCGCCAGCGAAGCGCAGATCGGACCCGTCCAGACGAAGCCCAAACAGTCAGTTCCCCGATGACCGCCCCGTTGATCTGCGACAGTTCGTGCTCGGTCGCAGCAAGGTTCGTCACCCGTATCGCCTCGAGGAGCGCCCGCATGAAGCGAGCCGGCGGCTGGAATTGACGGACGGTTCCAACTAGCCGTGCGAGCTTCATCACCGCGAGATCATCCGAGTACTCGCGCTTCTCGCGGATGGCGTTCAAGCATTCGCCTGCATAGTCGATGTACGCGTCCATGAGCTTGTCGGCTGCTTCGGCGCGGCGTTCTCGTCGACGGTCTCCGGTCGCCAGACGGTCGCTGACGAGACCGATGCCTGCGCCCAGCACGGTACCCCCGAGACCTGCAATGACAGCGGTCCAGTCGTTCACGAGAACACCGTACTGTGCCGGGCGGAAGCTGAAAGGCCAGAGCGGCCTCCCGACCCAACATCACGATCGAGAGGCCACTTGCCCTCGCACTATCGAGCTGGCCGCTCAGGATCGCGCCTTGTGCGAACGGCATCCCTCCACACCCAGGCGCACTCGGCTGCTTGCCCGAAACCCCACTCGACGAGCACCGCGCGCTCCGTGTACGCGATGCCATGAGCTTCTACTTCCAGGATGCGGTCGGGGAACTGCAGCCACGCGAGCACCGGGTCTGGCGGGACGACGTCGTAGTCGGGACCGCCTCGGGCTGCTTCTGGGAGCGAGAACGCTGGGCCGAGCGCCCATCGGTCCCGTCGTCGGCGCGCCATCAGTCTCGACGCGGCGCCAGCGTGCGCCGCCTCACGCTCGAGCGCGGCACCCACGCACGCTGCAATCGTCCCTGCCACGCGATCTCGGCGTACACGGCGACGTCGGACTGGGCTATGGCGAAGGCTTTGACTCTCGGGAGCTCGCCGATCTGGTCGAAGACCAAGCGGTCGATCCACACGGGCGCCGGGGCATCGAGCGCTGCAGGGTCACCGATCTCGTCGAGCGGCAACGACTCGGCGGCGTAGACGGGAACGTCCTGATGCTCGGGTGGTGCCCACTTGTGCTCGGCCATGACGAAGATCGTCGCCGCAACCACCGACGATCCGTTCCGGCTCTAGTCGACCAGCGCCCGACGCTCCCTAGCTCGGGTAACCGGTCCATCCGCAGTCCAAGCACGTGTGCTGCGGAAAGCCCTCGTGGAGTTCAGTCAGCCGGAGCCGCTCACTGTCACATGCTGGGCAACGCGGCTCGCGTCCCGCAACGCTCACTCCTGGACCTCCCGCAAGTTCTGCGACTGCCATCCATTGGGGATCGACGTGAGGTAGGCGTGCAGTGCAGCCGAGTAGTTCGCACCGCTGGCCTCGTGCGGCTTCGTCGCTGTCGACCGGGCCCGAGCCTTGATCGTGGTCTCCCCCGTCGCCTTGCTGGTGACCGTGTTCGCTTGCTGCAGCTCGAAACCGTCGAGGTTCAGTGCAGAGATCGCCGCCCGGCGTGCTTCGCTGATGTTGTCGCCGCTGCCTTCGGACTCCTGCGTTTCGGTCGATCGGAGGGTGCCCACTACTTTCGAAACCCTTCCAGTATCGGCTACTTGCCCGGCGAGGCCTCGACCTCATCGAAGCCGCCGGCCGGCATCACGGTGACTCGCCACGCGGAGGTGACGGGCTGGTCGAAGGCGACCAGCGCCGTGCCCTTGGCACCGGCCGCGAGGTCGAACATGGCGTACTTGTTGTTGGCGTCGATGAGGGCGTTGTACTTGTCGACGTCGTCTCCTGCCGCGTCTTCCCAGGCGGAAAACTTGTCGGCGAGGTCGACGCTGTCGATCTGCTGCCCGTCCTTCGTGACGACGGTGATGCCGTACATGTTGAGCGACTCGGTCCCCGCTGTGTTGTCGATCTCGACCGGGACCAGGGTGACGGGCTCGCCGTCGACTGTGGCGCGAGCCGTCTCGACAGCGGCGGCGTCCGCGTTGGTCGGGTCGCCGCTGAGCTTGAACGTGCCGGTTGCTCCCTGGTAGTCGAACGTCCATGTGTCGTCGATGTGCTCGACGGGGGTCGGCGCCGTGGTCTTCGTCTCCGAGGCTGGGCTGCTCGCTGCTTCCCCTTGATCGGTCTGCGCTCCCCCGCTGCATGACGCGAGCAGGATTCCGATGGCTGTTGCAGTTGCGAAGGCCGACGCGATTCTGGTGTGACGGTTCATGGTGTTCCCCCTGGTGATGATGATGGATCGGTCGGTGTGACGAGTCGCGCCATGGCTTCGAGCGCCGCGCGTTGGGCACCGCGATCCCCTCGCGAGCGGTAGGCCCTCGACATCATCACGGTGGAGTGGCCGACGATGTCGCCGATGACTGCTTCTGAGACGTCAGCTGCGTAGAGCAGGTCGACAGCTGCGTGCCGTGCGTCGTGAAGGCGAGCGTCCCGCACGCGCGCTCTCGTCAGCACCTCGTGCCACGCACGGTTGTCGTCACGCGGATCGATCGGAGACCCATCGAGGGCAAGGGCGTCGCCCTGCCGAGTGCGTTTCCGGTCCGACGTCCACAGCAGCCCGTGCGGGTTCGGTTCCTCCGCAGCAACCTGCACACGCCGTTCGATGATCGACCGCAACGGATCCACCAACGGCACCACACGCCAACCTGCGGCGGACTTCGGCCGGGACAACCACAGCCCACCAGTCAGGTGCCGGAACTCTTGATCCTCCGGAGCGTCCAGATGCCGTTCGGGACACTTCGCCCCCTGCCGCCCGCCGCAGCGCGGCCCGCCAGACGAGTGCCTCATGCAGCCGTGCGACCAGGAGAACCGCTTCAACTGCCACGACAGGTCGAGCTCGTCGGTGACACGGTCGAGCTCGAGACCAAGGAGCTCCCCCTGCCGCGCACCCGTGAGCAGGGCTGCAGCGATGCGGGAGCCGAGCCGATCGTGCTGCACTGTCTCGAGGATCCGTGCTCCGTCGTCCGCGGTGAGGGCAACCAGTTGCGCCGGCTTCTTCTTCGGTGCGCCGACCAGAGTCGCGACGTTGCGCGGGATGTGCTCGTATCGGACCGCGTCCCGCAGTGCAAGAGACAGCACCCGATATGCCTGTTGTGCACTGGCCCCACCGAGCCCATGGTCGCGGATGAACTTTTCGAGCAGCCCGACGTGTGTCGGAGTGAGCGCGCGGAGCCCGACGGTTCCGATCGCCGGCACGATGTACTGCTCAATCGAGGTCCGGTACGACGCGATCGTCTTCGGGGCGATCTTCTTCGAGTGGACGTTCGTGAACCAGTGACGCAACCACGACTCGAGCGGCTGCCCGTCGTCGACCGCTACGTCTGCGAGCGCGACCGCAAGCGCAGCGCGATTCTCGGCGCTGAGTCCGCTCACGAGCGCGTGCCAGGTCAT